TAGCCAATAGCATAGGAGGTAACCGAAGGCTGATCCTAGCAGGAAGAAGAGGGCGTTGCAGAGGAGTTGCATGGGAGTTAGAGATTAGAGGTTAGATATTAGAGATTAGATATTAGAGGAGCTTGTAGGCGGCTTGCCAGGTCTCTTGTGGGACGCTCTTGCCGTGCTCTACGATGGTCATGGCGGCGGCTAGTGAGATGAGGGTCTCTTGGGTTGCGGAGATGGGCTCGTTGGGGCTGATGCCGAGGGTCTTGGCGACGGTGCGAATGTAGGCTTCGGTGTTGTTTTCCTCGGGGGGTGCCCATCGAGCGATGATCTTGCGTATGGTATTGCAGCGGTGGGTGATGATGTACCTGCGTAGCTGCTTGAGCATAGCGCGACAGCCTAGCTCGAGGGTCGTGAAGTGGCAGAAGGGAGAGCCTGGCGGGGTGATCTCTCCTTGCCACTTCTTTCGCCAGGGGCGTATGTTGCCGGGGTTATTGCGTTTAATCATGGAGTTAGAGACTAGAGGTTGGAGGTTAGAGATCAGAGGTCTAACTTCTAAAGTCTAACCTCTAATCTCTAAAGGCGTCTACACGCCTATTTGTTCATTCGAACCTGTATTAGACTTTGGTGTGCTGGCAGTGCTAGAGCCTATTAGGCTCATGACGCCGACCTCGTCGGAGCGCATCTTGGCGCCTCCAGCACGTAGGAGGAATGAGAGGACGCTGCCGTAGTAGGTGGCTGAGTCGGGATTGTCAAAGAGCTTGACGTCACCTAGCGCACGGCTTACGTACTTGTCGTGCCAAGCTAGTCCGAGTGCGCCCTTGAGTGCGTAGCGTGGCTCGAGGAAGTCAAATCCGTAGAGACTGCCTACGACACCCTTGGATGCGTCGGCACAGGAGAGGAAGGCGCTGGACTGATTGTTGGTGAGGGACTCGAGTAGGTCGCTGTAGGCGTCTGCGCTGAGGAGTACGACGCGCCCGAGCTGGGGAAGCTTAGCCTTGTTGAAGGCTCTCTGTAGCTGGGCTATGTCGCTAGCGGTGACCTTGGTGGTGACCTTCTGCTGGCTGGTAGCCTTGGTGGGCATCCACTGCGAGAGGATGTACTCGGCGACGGTCTCGTGGAGGTTGGCACGATCCATGGCGAGGACACTGTTGCGCTTGTCGTAGGATAGCTCGACGGTCTCAGCGTGGTCGATGAGGATGGGGTCTGTGGTGAACTCGTGTAGCTTGTACGAGAGGTCTACGTCGGTGCGCCTTTTGATTTCAGCTGGCAGGGTGGCACGGTCCATCTCTACGTTGCTGGGAGCGCCTGCATTGGGGACGTGGACGACTTTGTTGTCCACAAAGTCTGAGTGGTCTACGGAGCGGGAAAGGAAGCTGTTGTCAGCGAAGAGCCCGTCGACGATGGAGTTGATCCATACTTCTGTGAGGAGTGACATGGGGTTAGAAATTAGAGGTTAGATGTTAGAGATTAGAGGTTTAGTTGCCGAAGCGCTGGCGAAACTTCTCGGCGAAGAGCTCGGGGTCGTCGGCACGTAGCTGTGCGAGTAGTCCCTTGCGGTCTAGCGTGTCCCAGTCGTCGTCATAGCGTCCGGGCTGAGCCTTGCTGGTGAGCAGGCTGGCGAGTGACTGCGGTGCGGGGATGGCGTCTAGGATGCTACTGCATAGCTCGGGGTCGGTGGCGTAGAGCTGCGCGAAGGACTCGCGCCGTGAGGCGTCTATCTTGCCTGCGTCGATGGCTGACTGAATGAGCGCCTCGCCTGCCTCGTGGTGCAGGTCGGTGAGCTCTCGCTGTAACTTGTCGCGCTCGGCTGTGAGCTGGGTGATCGCCTCGTGGATGTCGCTGAGGGTGGCGCTATCGCCTAGCCCTAGCAGGGCGAGCGTCTGAGGCGTGAGAGGATTGGGGGTTGGGGTTGTTGGCATGGTGTAGTGAGATTTGAGTTGGACGATATGCTGTGTAGCCTCTTCGTCAGAGAGGGCTGTGCCTTGCTGGCTGTATAGCTTGACGGCACTGGGGTTGGACGGTAGTGTGACGAGCGAGACCTCTAGGAGCTCCCAGTCGGTGACGGTGTCGCCCTCGGGGGAAAACTCCATGTCACGTATGTAGAGCCCTGGTGATACACCACGGAGGGAGCCGTTGGTGGCTTTCTCCTTGACGGCCTGGCTGTCGGGGTCTGCGTCAAACTCGAAGGCGCCTATCAGCCGAGTACCCTCGATGCGCAGACCGGTGCAGTGACCTACGATCTGGTCTATGTCGTGCTGGTGTAGGAGGAGGGGGTTCTTGTCGTAGCGCATGTGGTCTAGACCGCTGTTGAGCAGTCTCCAGCCACGATCGTTGAGGACCGCCTCGTCGTTGATGATTAGTTCTAGCATGGGGTGGGTGATGATTTCTGATGGCAAAGGTCGGGCAGTGTGTGTGCACTCGCAAGCTATTGTAAACAAGAGTGGTAAATGGTTGGTATGTAGATAGTGTGAAGCTTAACTTTGCACTTAGAATTAACAATCCAAAGTACTAACCAATGGACAAGAAGACAACGAAGTCAACTCCGACAGCTCCTGAGGAGATCACCATCCAGGGGCAGCGCTATCCCGTGATCATCACGATGGGCGCATTTCTCGAGTACCACCGCATCACAGGTCGCGAGGCTACGGACATCACGAGCGACAACCTGAGCGATACGCTGGTGCTCCTGCACGCTATCCTCAAGAGTGGTCAGCGTCGTGGCGGTTACACCTATCCGTACGAGACGGTGGACGATCTAGCCTGCGACCTGACGCCCGATGAAATGGCTGCTATCCGCTTAGCATGATCCTAGAGGCTCTCGCTTGTGCTGTCGTCGATGTGGGTCTGTCGCCAGAAGCCTTTGGCGAGCTCACAGTGAGCGAGTGGCAGG